AACCTGGTTCAATATTTCTCGGTTCTTAATTCTTCATCTTATGCAGTGTTTGATTCTGGTTATAAGTTCACTTATGATCGTTTCAACAATAAGTTCCGTTATATTCCAACCAACGCAGACGTTGCTGGATTGATGGTTCGCACATCGATCGAAGCATATCCTTGGTTCTCGCCCGCAGGTGAGCAACGCGGTGTTATTAACAACGCAATCAAACTTGCATACAACCCAACCAAGGCACAAAGAGACAAACTCTATCCTCTGAGAATCAACTCCGTTATCACTAAACCAGGTGTCGGAACAGTTCTCTTCGGTGATAAGACTGCACTCTCCTATGCATCTGCATTCGATAGAATCAACGTCCGTCGCTTGTTCCTCACGATTGAGCAGGCACTTGAAAGAGCAGCAGAAGCACAACTCTTCGAACTCAATGATGAGTTAACAAGAGCAAACTTCAGAAACATCGTTGAACCATATCTCCGCGATGTTCAGGCAAAGAGAGGACTCTACGGATTCCTGGTTGTTTGTGATACCACCAACAACACTCCTGACATTATTGATAATAATGAATTCAGGGCAGACATCTTCCTGAAACCCGCGAAGTCTATTAACTACATTACCCTCTCCTTCGTTGCTACCCGTACTGGGGTAAGTTTTGAAGAAGTAGCAGGTAGAGCTTGATCAGATATCGCTAAATAACCCCAGGAGGATAAACCAATGGCAACATCCAGACCAAATCAAACGATTTCCGATTTTAAATCAAAACTGATTGGCGGCGGTGCCCGCCCCAATCTGTTTGAAGTTGAACTGACAACTCTCCCAGCCAGCGTCGGTGGTTGGGATGCGGATATCTTCAAGTTTATGTGTAAGGCAGCAAACCTGCCTGCACAAAATATCGCTTCAATCGATGTTCCCTTTAGAGGTCGTACCTTTAAAGTTGCTGGAGATAGAACTGTTGATGCATGGACAATCACCGTCATCAACGATGAAGACTTCAGACTGAGAAGAGCATTTGAGGAGTGGTCGGAGCAAATCGCTAAACTCTCTAACAACCTTGGAGCAACTGATCCATCTGCATACATGGTAAACGCAAAAGTTTATCAGTTAGGTAGAGGAGCTACTCCAAGCAGCAGAGACAATGCAGGAAGCAGCAATGCTGTTCTTGCTGAGTATGAGTTTGTTGATATTTTCCCAACAAGCGTATCTCAGATTGATCTTTCCTACGATAGCACCGATACAATTGAAGAATTCACTGTAGAATTCCAAGTTCAGTCATTCAATATTCTTGCACCTTCAGTAGGTGGCGGAAACGCGACTCGTAACGGCTAATAAATAGTCGTAGGAATACTTAGAAAATAAATCATGTCCAAATTATTTGGGTTCTCAATTGAGGACACTGAACCACTTTCTCCGTCAGCAGTCTCCCCCGTTCCTCCCAACAATGAGGACGGGGTTGACCATTACGCGAGTAGTGGTTTTTTTGGATCTTATGTAGATATTGAGGGCGTATTTAGAACTGAGTTTGATCTTATCAAGCGTTATCGTGAGATGGCACTGCACCCTGAAGCAGATAGTGCTATTGAAGATATTGTAAATGAGGCCATCGTTTCGGACAGCAATGACAGTCCTGTAGAAATTGAACTGTCAAATCTAAATGCAAGCGATGGTATTAAAAATAAGATTCGTAAAGAGTTTAAATATATTCTTGATCTTTTAGATTTTGATAAAAAAGCCCACGAGATTTATCGTAACTGGTATATTGATGGTCGAATTTATTATCATAAAGTAATCGATTTAAAAAATCCACAAGAAGGTATTCAAGAATTGCGTTATATTGACGCAATGAAGATGCGTTATATCAGACAAGAAAAGAAAAAACCTGGAGATAGGAATAATAACGTTTTTCAAAAATTGAGAAGTGATAATCCTATGGATTATGATTTCCCAGAAATCGAAGAGTATTTCATTTATAACCCAAAATCACAATATCCAACTGGTAATCCAGCAGCAACTGGTGCGAGTAATGGAATCAAGATTGCAAAGGATGCAATCACATATTGCACTTCTGGTCTTGTAGATAGAAACAAAGGAACGACACTCTCATATCTTCACAAAGCAATCAAGTCACTCAATCAACTTCGTATGATTGAGGATTCTCTTGTTATCTACAGATTGTCAAGAGCACCTGAGCGTAGAATTTTCTATATTGATGTTGGCAATCTTCCTAAGGTAAAGGCAGAACAATATCTTCGTGATGTTATGATGCGTTATCGCAATAAGTTAGTTTATAATGCAGACACTGGAGAAATCCGTGATGACAAAAAATACATGGCTATGCTTGAAGATTTCTGGCTGCCAAGAAGAGAGGGAGGACGTGGAACTGAAATTTCTACTCTTCCTGGCGGTCAAAACTTGGGAGAAATCACAGACATTGAATATTTTAAAAAGAAACTTTACAGGTCCCTTAATGTACCGCCAAGCAGAATGGACGGAGAAGGTGGATTTAATCTGGGTAGATCTTCTGAAATCCTGAGAGACGAACTCAAGTTCACCAAGTTTGTTGGTCGTTTGAGAAAGAGATTCTCCAATATGTTTAATGACATGCTGAAGACTCAACTTATTCTGAAAAATATTATCACTCCTGAAGATTGGGAAGTCATGAGTGAGCACATTCAATATGATTTCCTTTATGACAATCACTTCTCCGAATTGAAAGAAGCAGAACTTCTCAACGAAAGACTGACTCTTGCTCAAACTGCAGAACCATACATTGGCAAATATTACTCTCAGGATTATGTAAGACGTAAGATTCTTCGTCAGACTGATATTGAGATTCTTGAGCAAGATAAGTTGATTGAGGATGAAATCAAAAAAGGCATTATCCCCGATCCAAATGCACCAGTTGATCCAGAAACTGGTATGCCTTTAGACTCAGCTGCAGGAATGGATTTGGGTGCTCCAGTCATGGAACCAGAAATAGATGGGTCTGCAGCTGAGGCACCAGAACTCCCCAAAGGCGGAGAGATATAAATACCTTTTAGTTGTACATAATACACTTAAATGGATGACCTTTTAGATATGATCACAACTGATGAGTCACCCTCTCAGATCAGTGACAAGATTAAAGAACTCCTCTTTGCAAAATCTGCAGAGAAGATTGATGCTTTCCGTCCTTATGTAGCGTCACAAACTTTTGGCGATCCAAATGCAGAGGATGAGGATCTTGAGTACACCGATGATGGTGTGTGATAATTATAAATAAATAAAAATTCTGTGTAACAATGTCAAGGATAATCATTTCTGCTGGTGAACAACAATTAGCTACGGGCATTGGTAACTCAACGACCGTTGATTCTGCAAGATTTGTTAGAATTTACAACAATTCTGGCGCTGCAGCAGTTTTATTTGTACAGGATGCTAATTATTCTGGTATTGGATCTATCACTATTAAAGATGGTTCTGTTGAAACAATTGAGAAGCATCCAGAAGATTCAATTTATTATATCGGCAGCGCAACCATTAAAGTTGCAAGAGTAGGAGTCACCGCTTAAAACCAATGAAACTTATCAGGGAAGAAATCGAAACAGTTGATTTTATCGTTGAAGAACGCAACGGTAAACAGTCACTGTACATTGAGGGAGTTTTCCTCCAGGGTAACATTAAGAACCGTAATGGTCGTATGTATCCCATGGAGACTCTCCGCCGTGAAGTTTCTCGCTATAACGAAAATCACGTTGTAGCAGGAAGAGCACTTGGAGAATTAGGTCACCCCGATGGACCCACTGTTAACCTTGATCGTGTTTCTCATAAGATTGTTTCTTTGAGAGAAAGCGGTTCAAACTTTATCGGAAAAGCAAAGATTCTTGACACCCCAATGGGTAGAATTGCTAAGAATCTGATTGATGAAGGTGTTAAGTTGGGTGTTTCTTCTCGTGGTATTGGTTCACTCAAAATGACAAGAGAGGGAATCAATGTTGTTGGTGACGACTTCATGTTAGCAACTGCTGCTGATATCGTTGCTGATCCTTCCGCACCTGATGCTTTCGTTGAAGGAATCATGGAAGGAAAAGAGTGGGTATGGGATGGTGGCATTCTTCGTGAGAAGTATGCACAAAAAACATACAAGAGAATCAACACTTTAGTTGATCAAAAAA